TGCAATGAAGGTGGTTGTGGTTGCCCGAAGGTCTAGGCTACCATACGATAAGAAAAACACGTCTGGCATTAATATGTGATACACCATCAGGACTGAATTCAGAATACCTCACTCGAAAGACAATGAATCTGCCTATGTCAATGAAACCGATGCGGCAATCGCAATTGTTTCAGTCAAGAGAAGCAAGGTTTCTCTAGCAAATGAATTCGGTACGGCTAAAATGGCCGCGCAGCCATTTCTCCGGCCAGCGTTAGATAGCAACGCAGAAGCTGTTTTGTCTGCTTTTAAAGAGCGGCTGTCCATACTCATCCCAGCTTACGCGCTGAAACTTTCCAGACGAAGGAAGAAATAATGGCTTCAAACAACATTGCTCGACTTGGCGTAGTCCTTGGGCTGGACACGGCTGAATTTACCGCCTCTATCGACAAGGCAATTCAGGAAAACAAGAAGCTGGGCCAGGCCATTAAGCGCGACTCAAACGCCGCTGCTGGAGAAATCATTTCTCTGAAAAATGCCACGGATGATTATGGCAAAACGCTGACCAAGGTTCAACTGATTGAGCGTGAAATCAGTCAAGGCAAGTTTCGATCAGCCACTGATGAAATGAAGAGTCAACTGCTGGCTCAGGCCGCTGCCTATGACCAGGTGGCTGCAGGCGCCCACAAGGCCGCTGGTGGCCTCACAGCATGGCAAAAGCAAGGTCTGATGTATCAGACTACCGACTTCTTCACGCAGATCGCATCGGGCCAAAGCGTGATGATTGCCGCCATCCAGCAGGGTGGACAGTTGAAGGATCAGATGGGCGGCTTGGGCAATATGTTCCGGGTGCTGACTCCCATCGTCTTTAGCGTCACCGGCGCATTTGTTGCTGTTGGTGTAGGCATTGCTGGCGCTGCTTTCGCAGCCTACTCTGGCCGCAAAGAATTTGACGCCCTGACCAATTCAATCATCCTGACCGGCAACTATTCCAAGGTCACGGTGGACGAGTTTGGCGTGATGGCAAGCACTATTGCCAATACATCTCGGGCATCTATTGGTGACGCCAAAGACATCCTGAATGCCATGATTGGTTCTGGGCAATTCACCAACAAGACCTTTGATTCTGTCTCCAAGACCATTCAGCGGTTCTCTGAACTGAGCGGATTGGCTGCGAGTGAAGCTGCCGCAAAATTGATCCCAGCCCTTGATGGCTCGGCATCCAGCGCCAGAAAGCTGAACGATCAATACAACTTCTTGACGCTTGAGCAATACAAGCACATTGAGGCGCTCGACAAGCAAGGCAAGAAGCAAGAGTCCATCATTTACACCAGCGATCTTTTGAAGGAGAGTTTTGACAAAACCAAAACAGAGCTTGGATATTTAGATCAAGCTCTTGATGGCACCACAAAAATGTGGGGTGATTTTTGGAATGCAGCGATGAATATGGGTAAGCCAGATACCGTTGCTGAAAAAATCATAAACATTCAGAAGAAGATAAATTTAGCAAACAATTTGAGGCCAGCAGCAGACCCAACAAAGATTGGAATGACGCTTCCAGGCGATGCCGCATACGATAGAAAACTGGCTAGTTTGGAGGATAAGAAAAACAAGCTGGTTGCTGAACTTGTAAAAATTCAAGCAGACTCAGAAAAGATGGAAGGCCAGAAGGGCGCCATCAAGAAGTACGGTGATTCCGGTGGCGTTGATGCAGAGCTTTCGCACAAGAAGCAAGCGGCAGATGCCAAGCGGGCATTGGAGTACGCATACCTTTTGGCGGCTGCTGATGATGAGCAAAAGATTTATCTTGAGTCAAATAAGATTCGGGAAGACATGTATGCAACTTATTTGCTTGACATTGCCACCAAGGACAAAGACTTTCAAGGTCAACGTCTGCGCGTCTATCTGTCTGAGGTAGAGAAAGAAGGCGTTGAATACTTGGCAAAGATGGACGACTTCAATCAGAAGCGCATCAACAAGGCTGTGGACGCTGCCCAAGCGGAACGCTTTGCCCGCCAAAAGATTGATGATGAGGAAAGCAACAAACGGCTTGAGCGGCTTGGTGAGTACACCAATGCGTACTACGCATCTGCTGGCGCGAATCAAGCGGAAAAAGACAAGCTGGAAGCCCAGATCAAGATGGTCGGCATGAGCGAAAAGCAGGTCAAGTTTGCTGAGATTGAAGCCAAGTACCAAGCAGACATTGCAAAAAATATTCTTGAGGCCAAAGGCGACAAAGGTGTTTTGGATCAATGGAATGCACTTGCAGCCGCAAAGAAAAATGACGCAAAGCTGAATGTTGAGCTTACGGAGCAACTGACCTACATGAAAGAGGTCAACGACACCGTGTGGAAGAATATGACCTCCGCACTGGATGAATTCGTCAACACCGGATCGCTCAACTTCAGCAAATTGACTCAGAGCATCATTCAAGACTTGTTGAAGATTCAACTGAAGAAGCAAGCCCTGGCACTGTGGGAAGGTGCCAGCGGCGGCGGTGGAGTCGGCGGCATCATTTCCGCAGGACTAAAAATATTTGGCTTTGCCGATGGCGGTGAGCCACCTGTTGGCGTGCCTTCAATGGTCGGTGAGCGCGGGCCAGAATTGTTTGTGCCAAAGACGGCGGGAACGATCATTCCAAATGGCAAGCTGAATGATTTAAATGGGACGGTCAACAACATCACCAACTACAATATCGACGCAATCGACACCAAGAGTTTTGAAGAAAGAATCCTTGGAAGTTCAAAAGCAGTGTGGGCGGCAAATGCCTATGGCAATAAAAATCTTGCCGTTGGGCGCGGGAGAACATAATGAGTTTTCAAACAATTTTTGATATTAGCCAATCCATTGGTGTTCAGAATCGGCGAACAATTGGTCAGCAGGTCAGCCGCTCTGGTCAAGTGCGTGTTGCTCAATACCTGACTTCCGTCCCTTGGCAGTTCACCGTCAAACCGCACAATTACTTGTACTACCCGCAAGTGCGGGGCGTGATTCAAGCAATTGACAATTATGACCGGCAAATTCCGCAGACAATTACGTTTGCTGGAACTGGACTTAATTGGTTTAATTCATATCAAGGCGGCTTGAATCTGTCACAGGCATCAGCTTTAACATTGGCCGCTGTACCAGCCACTAACGCAACAACAATTTCTGTTGGCAATCTTCCCGGAGTAACATCTGGAACCGTGATTTTTGCAGCCGGTGATTTCATCCAGCTTGGAAGCTACACCTACAAAGTGACTGCACCAGTGTTGAGGGGAACTCTTACTGCTGTCAACGTGACACTTCACCGGCCAGTGATTGGTGGCGTATCCGTTGGGACTTTGACCGCAGTTGGATCGGCTTGCACTTTTTATTTGCTTGCTGCACAATGCCCAACATACACATTAAATCCAATGACCAATGGCGCGTTTGTGCAATGGGACGGTGACTTTGTGTTCATAGAGGATATTACAGGATGACCACAACAATGAACGCGCTTAACAGCGCATCAATCGTTCAAGCAGAATTTATTAGGTTGACCACATCAACGGACACTTATTACTTCTGCAATGCCGCTTCGCCCATTACGGTGTCGGGCATGACCTTTAACAATCTTGGCAGTCTTTTATCCATAAGTCAGATTGACCGAAACATCAAGGCCACCTCAACTGATTTGACTGTCCAGTTAACTGGCGTTGATGGCTCTAATGTCTCAATCATTTTGGCAGCAAACATCAAAGGCTCCAATATTGATGTCTGGCGCGGGTTCCTTGATTCGCAAAATCAAATTCTTACAACGCCAACACTTCAGTTTTTCAAGCGGTATACCGGCATTGTTTCAAACGCATCTATCACAGAGCAATTTGACGAAAAGTTGCGAATTCGCATTGCCACTGTTGGAATTTCATGCTCCAGCTTCAGGACTATTTTGGACAACCGGATTCAAGGAATCAAAACAGTTCCCAAGGCATGGAATTTTATTTATCCAAACGATACATCAATGAACAGGGTGCCAATCGTTGCCTCAACATATTTTGACTTTGGTTCCCCGCCAATAGTTGCAACTCAAGCATCTGCCCCAGCTACAGCAGAACCAGTAGTTGAAAGACACCAGAGATGATAAGAGAAGCCACAAAATACGATATGCCAATTTTGATTGAGATGATGAAAGACTATTCCTCTCAGTCGCCAATCTCAATTCTTCAAAACAAAGATGCTCACGACCCAGCTCATGTGGCAAAGCTGATGGAAATGATGCTTGCAGGGCGAGGGTTTATTTTGATTGACGACAAGAACCGTGGATTTCTTGCTGCAATCGTCACAGGAAATGTCTGGTGTCCTGAAGTTCTTGAATTGCGCGAACTGGCATGGTGGGTTAATCCAGAACACCGGAACGGTACGATTGGCGGTAGACTCTGGACTGAGTTTGATCGCAGAGCCACAAAGATGATTGATGATGGACGCATTGATTTTGTCTGCACTTCCGTGCTATCAAATTCACCGTTTATTGATTTTACAAAACGAAATTACAAATTGTTGGAAGCAACATTTTTTAGGGAATAGCAATGCCAACCACACTTCTTGCCGCTGCATTTTTTGGCGGCGATGTTATTTTGATGGCGGCTGCATGGGGTTCTGCTGGAATTGCCGCAGCCAGTTTTGCAGTTACGTTTGTAGTTTCATCTTTGGTATCTAGGGCATTTGCTCCCGGCGACCCAAGTGCCAATGTGGGCGCAGACAGTGGTGTTCGTCAACAGAACCCACCTTCCCCAACAAACAATATTCCAATCGTCTATGGTGACGCTTATCTTGGCGGGACGTTTGTGGACGCCGTGCTTTCTGTTGACCAGAAGACGATGTACTACGTCTTGGCAATTTCCAGCATTGCAGAGTCAACCAGCAACTTCACTTTTGACAGAACCAAGTTTTACTACTCTGACCGAACCATTGCATTTGATGGCACAGACCAGACGAAAGTCATCAGCCTGACTGATGGCGCTGGCAATGTGGACACCAAGATTTCAGGCAACCTGTTCATCAGCCTTTACACATCAAATTACGCTGGTGTGATTACTGGTGTAAACACTTCAGTCGCTCCATCAACCCTGATGGGTGGCGCAGACATTAACGCGGCTCAACGCTGGCCATCAACAAACCGTCAGATGAACGGCTTGGCCTTTGCCATCGTCAAGCTGAACTACAGCAGGGACGCAGAAACCACCCAAATGCAGCCCGTAACCTTCAAGGTAGGCCAATACCTTAACGGAGCTTCTGCGGCCTATCCTGGCGCTGTCTGGCTTGATTACATGAAGAGTACGGTGTATGGCGCTGGCATGGCTGTTGGGCTTGTGGATTCGGCCTCTGCTGCCGCCCTAGACACCTACGCCCAAGAAACCATCACCTTCACCGATAGTTCGGGCTTTGCTGCAACTCAGGCCAGATACAAGGTCAATGGCGTAATCGACACTGGTCAAAACGTGTTGGCAAACATTGACCGCATCATGCTGGCCTGCGATTCGTGGAACCAGTACAACGAAGCCAACGGCAAGTGGGCCATCGTAATCAACAAAGCCACGGCATCCACCTTTGCATTTGACGACAACAATGTCATTGGCGAAATCAAAACTTCACTGCTTGATCTGTCCAGTTCGATCAATGAAGTTGAAGCGCAGTTCCCTTCAAAGCTGAACCGCGACCAGCGCGATGTGGTCTACATTGAAACGCCATCTGGCTTGCTTTACGCCAATGAGCCAATTAACAAATATAGTTGCAACTTTGACTTGGTGAATGATTCCGTTCAAGCTACCTATTTGGCGAACCGGATGCTTGAGCAAGCACGGGAGGACTTGATTGTCACCATCAATGCCGCCTATCCAGCCATTCAAGTTGATGCTGGTGATGTGGTCACTTTGACCAATGCGGCCTACGGCTGGAATGCCAAGCTATTCCGAGTGATGAAGGTCAGCGAAATTTCAATGCCAGATGGAAATCTCGGCGCTTCGCTTGATTTGAATGAGTACAACTCGCAGGTCTATGACAATGCGGCAATCACTCAATACAGCCCTGCGGCAAACTCTAACTTAATTTCGCCAAGTTACTTTTCAACAATTACAGCGCCAACGGTTTCTTCTTCTCGTCCTGCTGATTCCATTCCATCTTTTGATATATCGGTTGTAACTCCAAGCATTGGCCGCACCACAAGCCTTCAGCTTTACTACTCCACCACGCCCACGCCAACAGCCTCGCAATGGACGCTTTTTGATACTTACACATCGCCAGCCTCAACGTCCTTGACGGCAGGTTCTACGTTTGTTTTCTTGAATGAAATGCTGCCTGCTGGGACTTATTATTTTGGTGTGGTTGCACTGAATGACATTGGTCAATCTCAGATCAGCGGAGCCAGTTCTGCTTTGGCATGGGTGCCTACTGGCACCACTGGAACACAAACGGCAACTGTTTCGCTTTATCAATGGTTGTCAAGCATTCCATCAAATCCATCAGGAACGTCAACTTACACATGGGCAACAGCGACCAATTCAACGTACACAGGTGGAGGCGGGTGGACAACCACAATTCCTACAAATCCCGGCACGGCTGGAATTTCTTTGTGGCAAGCAGCAATTGGAATCTCAGCATTGGCAAATGCAACGACAACAACTGTAAGTTGGGCAACTGGATATTCTAAAACTGCAATCGCTACAAATGGAACCAATGGTTCTAGTGCTGTTCGATCTTATGCTTTGTACACCGGCAACCCAACGGTCACGGGAGCGGCTGTCACAAAAACTGGAACTGCGCTTCCAGCAACCACCGACTTTTCGCCTACGGCGGCAACTGCATTCACCACAACCACGCAAATTCCGGCTTCTGGGCAAGCCATGTTTCAGTCGGACGGTCTTTACTATCCAACGACAAACCAAACAATCTGGAATACGCCATACCTTTCAAACCTGAAGGTGGGCAATCTTTCTGCCATCAGCGCAGACCTTGGAACAATTACGGCTGGCGACTTAAGCATCGGAAGCGCGCCCGCATTAAGCGGCACGACCATGACCGGAACTGGCGGTCATATTTATAGTTCTGGAAATTTTGCATTTGGTAATTCAACAACAAACATGGTGTTTAATGGATCAGGTGTTTATTTAAATGGATTTACAAATGCCAGTTCATCATCATCAAATCAAACAAACATTGCGGCAGCAACCACATTAATTACTTTTTCACTGGTAAAAGCAAACACAATAATTGCAATGTCAAGTGGATTTTTTTACAATAATGGATTTGGAGGTGCTGGATCAGCATCTTATCTTGTTGAAGTAACTTTTAAAGTTAAAAATACCGGAACATCTGTAATTCATTATTCCCAAGCAATACAAATTTTTAATCCTTTAGTTTTGGCATCTACTACTGGAGCCGGAACAGAAATACCTTTATCTTTTTCTACTCCGTTATCATTGCCAGCCGGAAATTACATTACAACCGTCCAAGTAACTTATGGTGTTATTTGTTTTAACTCAGCAGGAACTGCTGTTGCAGGTTTTACTCCTGCATATAATAGTACATCTTCGGTTTATCAGGCAAACATATGAAAAATTACATTATTTATATTGAAAAAACTGGACAAATTATTCGTTACGGATTTTGTCCTGATGATGATTATTTTCTTCAAGCGCAAATTGATGAAAATATTATGGAAGGAACTATTGATTGTGATAGTTATATTTTAAATAATGAAATAGTTTCAATTCCACCGGCTCCAAATCAATACTGCGTATTTGATTACGATGCAAAGCAATGGGTAGACCCTCGCACTTATGCAACTCAATGGCCTATAGTTAAAAATCAACGTGATGTTCTTCTTTTGGAATCTGATTGGACTCAACTTCCAGATGTTTTATTGTCCGACAAGGCTGCATGGGTAACTTATCGACAGGAACTCAGAGACATCACAAAGCAGGCTGACCCATTCAATATTGTTTGGCCCATACCGCCAGCAGGCTGATGTAGAATCACAAGACAAGACCGTAGCCCCGCAAGTGTGCGGGGAGCGTCACCACCCGAGTTTAGGGGAACTATCTTGGCAATCTTCAATCAGAACACCCTGACGCAGGTCAGCGGCTTTTCCAATCCCATCATTGCTGGTGAATTGGTCTACAACCAAAAGACCTACTGGAATTTGTCGATGACGGCAAATGGCTCCCCAGTAAGCCTTGTCGGTGCGACCATTGACGCATCCATCATTCGCCGTGAAGTGTCAAACATCACCGATACGCGCAATGGCTTGACCTTCGACATCAATGATTATTCGCCAGCCCCAACGGCTGTTGCGCTAACGATTTCCAATCGAGTTGATGCTGCTGGAACATTTACCTTGGTGATTGATGAAACAACCTGGTCGGTTGTAAGTAGCGATCCAGAACTTGACATCAATGCTTCGGACTGCGTTGGATTTAGTGGACGGATCAAAATTGGTTTTGCAGCTTCTGGGGCAACACCGGCAGATGACGCAATCATCTTTCTTTTGTTCTTGGTTCGTTCTGATGGAGTGACCGGATAATGCCCAATATCTCCATAAGCGTTGTTGATGGCAACAACATTACGCTGGTCACTACGCCGACACCGACTCAAGTAATCACCATTGATCGGGGCATTGCTGGCCCCGTTGGGCCTGTTGGGCCTGCTGCATCACCGGGCGGCGCCACCACTCAGGTTCAATACAACTTGGCAGGTGTTTTTGCTGGCTCTGCCAACATGACGTTCAATGGAACTACATTGACAGCAGCAGGACTTGCAGGCCCGCATAATGGTACCGTTGGAACTACTACACCCAGCACAGGAGCGTTCACGACTTTAAGCGCGAGTAGTACAGCCACGTTATCCTCTTTAACGGCATCTACCAGCTTGGCTTTGAATGCAAGCAAGAATATTGTCTCTGTAACCAATACTGGAACCGGAAACAATGTGCTGGCTATTAGCCCCACGCTGGTAACTCCTGCCCTCGGCACTCCATCTTCGGGGGTGATGACCAGTGTAACGGGCCTACCACTGTCCACAGGCGTTACAGGCATCTTGCCCATTGCCAACGGCGGTACAAACTCGTTAGCCTTGGCTACGGCGGGTGGCGCTGCATATGGAACTGGTACAGCCTATGCTGTAACTGCAGCAGGCACTTCTGGTCAGGCACTGGTTTCTAACGGAGCTGCTGCACCAACATGGCAGGAGTTGACGCTTGCAAACTTGCCGGGCGCTTGGGTTAAGAAAGCAGTGGACTGCGCTACAACTGCCGCGCTGACGCTGAATACGGCTCAAACCACAATTGATGGAATAACCATCTCGTCAACAAGCCGGGTCTTGATTAAAAATCAAGCAACGGCCTCGCAGAACGGCATTTATACCGGAGTTACAACCGTCACTTGGGTGCGTGCTACTGATGCTGATGCAGCGGGGGTATTAGCTGGAGCCACGGTTAGTGTTGATGCTGGGACGGCAAATGGCGGGTCTTTGTGGACTGCCGCATTTAAGTCAACTGATATCGTTGGCACAACTGCCATGAATTGGTATCTTATTTTTGACGGCAGCACAATAGTCACGGCAATAAACGGCGGCACTGGTCAATCGGTCTACGCCATAGGCGATCTTCTGTACGCCCCCACTACCACCACGGTGGGTAAGCTGGCTGACGTAGCCACCGGTAACGCGGTCATCTCTGGTGGTGTTGGGGTTGCCCCAAGCTACGGCAAGATCGGCCTTACTACACACGTTTCCGGCACCCTACCCGTTGCTAATGGTGGCACGGGCCTTACGGCAGGCACATCTGGCGGCGTTCCTTACTACTCAGCGGCGGGGACCTTGGCATCCTCTGCGGCTTTAGTGGCAAGTTCTCTGGTGGTTGGCGGCGGTGCAGGAGTTGCTCCATCTACTGTAACTACCGGCACTGGGGTTGTCACCGCCTTGGGCGTTGCAGTGGGTACTGCTGGCTCGTTTGTAGTTAATGGTGGTGTGTTGGGAACACCCACTAGCGGCACAGTGACAAACCTGACTGGTACAGCCTCTATCAACATCAACGGCACTGTAGGAGCTACCACGGCCAGCACCGGCGCTTTCACTACACTAAGTAATACGACAACATTTACCCGCACAGCCACAACTCAAGCATGGCTAGACGGCTCAATGACCACCGGCACATGGATAGTCGGTGGAACTGCCCAAACAGGTGCTATCACATTGGGTCGGTCAACCGTTACTCAGGCAATAAACATCGGCACGGGAGCGACGACTGCTGTCTCCACCAAAGCAATCACCATCGGTTCGGCGGGCATTTCTGGTTCTACCACGACTATTACATCAGGCTCCTCGGTATCGGGTGCTTTGGTCACGCATACTTGGAATGCTGGCGTTAACAACATGACCTTGAATTCCAGCGGTAACGTGGGTATTGGGACGAGTGCGCCGGGACAAAAAGTTGAAATTGCTGGCGGTAATTTTCAAATGCGTCTTGGTCAGGGCGGTGCTATTGGTAGTTATGACATAGGGCGAAACCCGTCTACTGGAATATTTCAGTTTTATGGAAATCAAGCAGGCACTGTTACGTATACATTTGGTGGTGTAGATGGCGAGCGCATGCGTATCGACTCCAGCGGTAACGTGGGGATTGGTAATACTCCAACATATAAACTAGACGTAACAGGTCAAGGCCGAGCAACTACAGGCTTTGCTGTAAGTTCAGATGGTTCTACATTTACTCCTTCTGGTCTAAATGCAATTCCTAACTATGGCACCGGCTATATTACAAGCACAAGCCAAGTATCAACATCTGGTTTTGGTGGTCTCACTTTTTACACAAATCAATTAGAACGCGCCCGTATCGACTCCAGCGGTTACTTGCTGGTGGGGACTACAACTCCGCAAGCAAATTGTACTAATACTATATCGTCTAGTGCAGCCGGACTTTTAGCTTTTGCTGCTGTACATACTTCTGCTAATAATACAGTGCGTGGAATACTAGCTAAAGCCGCAAACTTTGCGGGCAACGATGGTTATTTATATATTGCTGCACGAAGCACGGGGGATGTTGGGTATCAGTTTACTAATGGGAATATTGTTAATATCAACAATAGCTACGGAACGCTGTCTGATATTAAACTAAAAGAAAATATTGTAGATGCGTCACCCAAATTGGAAGACATCCTGAAGTTGCAGGTTCGCAACTTTAATCTGATTAAGCAACCCGGAGAAAAACAGATTGGTTTTATTGCGCAGGAAATAGAACAAGTATTTCCCGGACTGGTTGAGGAAGCAAATGACCGTAGTGAAGACGGCACCACAACAGGTACCAAAACAAAATCGGTCAAAACATCCGTGCTTATCCCAATGCTTGTCAAAGCAATCCAAGAACAGCAAGCCAGCATCAGCGCCCTGACAACTCGCCTCACCGCATTGGAGAATAAATAATGGGTACGGTCAATCTTACAACAGCAAGCGGCGGCTCGGTCATCCTGTCGCCTGCAAATACGGCGGTTGATACCACCATCACGGTTCCTGCTAGTAATGCAACTATGGCTATCAATGGCCCTGCGTTTAGAGCCAACACAGTTACGGCTCAAACAATTACGACTAGCACATTTACAAAAATAGCTTATAACGTAGAAGAGTTTGACACCAATAACTGCTACGACCCCACGACCAACTATCGCTTCACCCCAACGATTGCCGGGTATTACCAAGTGAATGCCAACGTAAGTATAGGAGGAGGAAGTGTTGGTTATGTGCAGTGTGCAATATATAAAAATGGAGTTACATATACATCTGGCTCTGCTGTTCCAAATAATGGGACAGTTGGCGGCATGGTTACCGCATCTTGTGTTTTGTATTTAAACGGCTCAACTGATTATGTTGAATTTTATGTATGGCAAAATCAAGGAAGTTCCATAAACTTGCAAGTGGCCAACGGCTTTAATACTTTTTCCGCAGCAATGGTAAGGAGCGCATAACATGACTGTATCAATCAACGGCACGAACGGCCTGACGTTCAACGATGCCTCGACCCAAGCCACCGCAGCCACTGGCTTCGGGTTTAAGAACCGCATCATCAACGGCGCGATGGTGATCGACCAGCGGAATGCTGGGGCTGCTATTACGCCTTCTGCGGTATCTCAATACACGGTGGATCGTTTCAATTGTGTCGGAACACAAGCTTCAAAGTTAACTTACCAACAAGTAGTGGACGCTCCCGCCGGTTTTGTTAACTCTGTAAAACTTACTGTAGCTTCTGCAGCTACTCCATCAGCATCAGACCAATTTCGTTTTAACCAACCAATTGAAGGCTTTAGTATTGCCGATTTTGGATGGGGGACAGCAAACGCACAAGCGGCAACCATTTCGTTTAGAGCAAAGGCTAGTATTGCTGGTACGTATTCGGTGGCATTGTGGAACGGTGCTAATGGCAGAAGCTATGTGACAACAGTATCTCTTACTACTGCGTGGGCTTCTTATTCGTTTACTGCACCCGGAGACACGACAGGAACTTGGAACACAGGTAACGGCGTGGGTATAGAACTGATTTTTGACACAGGTGGTGGCTCCAACTGGGTAGCCCCTTCACTAAATGCTTGGCAGGCAGGAAATTACTTCAAAGCATCCGGCTCTGTAAGTCTAGTAAGCAATGCTGCGGCTACTTTGAACATCACAGGCGTGCAACTGGAAAAAGGCAGCACAGCCACAGCCTTCGACTACCGGCCTTATGGGACTGAGTTTATGCTGTGCCAGCGGTATTTGCCTGTTGTTTCGGCATCTGGGGCCGATCAAGGTCTTGGAAATGGATCACAGTATTCCGTTGCAACAGCAAGTTGGTGCTATAACTTTCAAGTACAGCCAAGAATTCCTCCTACAGGGATTATTGCAAGTGCGCAAAATGCACTAAAGTTTTATGCAAACAGTGGAAGTGCGGCATCTACAACAATAACTTTTAATACTGCCACAATTGCTGGATGCTGGATACTTGCTCAAGCTGCAGGAACATCTGGAGCTGCTTTGACTGTTTCTTCAAATGGAGTAATGAGTATTCAATTTACAGGATGTGAGCTATGAACTGGAAATACACAGACACAACCAACATGGTTGTTTTTCGCACTCTGGACAACGGAGCGATGGAGTCCTGTTTGGTATCTGCTTTGCCAGAACCCTTGGATGCTATCGAACCCGCTGACGTTCCTCCAGCGCCTACCTACGCTGAACTACGTGCTGCAAAGTACCCACCGATGACCGACTACCTAGACGGCATTGTTAAGGGCGATGCAGCGCAGGTGCAGGCGTACATTGATGCTTGTCTTGCGGTTAAACTTGAGTTTCCCAAGGAGTGATCAATGGACTATCAGGTTTTATTCAATGGCGCCGTGGTGCTGGCGTCCTTCTTCGGAGGCTGGACATTGAACAGCATCACCAAATCAATTGAGCGGCTTGACAGCGATGTCAGGGCCATGCCAGTGAACTACGTGGCCCGCATCGACTATCGCGAAGACATCCGCGAGTTGAAGGACATCATGAACAAGGTCTTTGACCGGCTTGAGAACAAGGTAGACAAATGATTGACCCGATCACCGCTTTCGCCACGGCGCAAGCCGCCATAAAGGGCGTCCAGGCGGCGATCAAGATGGGCAAGGACATCAGTGCGGTGTCGGGTGACTTAATGAAGTTCTTTGAGGCCAAGGACGTCGTTGCCAAGGCGGCGTCTCAGCCCAAGAAGGCCACTTTCGGCAAGTCGGACACCGCGCAGGCATTTGAGACTGTGATCCACGCCAAGCAACTGCAGGACGCCGAAAACGAATTGAAGCAGATGTTGATCTGGTCGGGCAATGCAGATGTGTGGCAGGCGATCCTGATGGAGCGAAACAACATCGTCCACAAGCGCAAAGCAGAGGAACTCGAAATGGAAAATGCCAAAGCCAAGCGGCGCAAGGAAATCGAGGAAGTGGTGACGATGGGCCTGCTGGCCGTTTGCGGCGCCCTGATCGTTGGCCTGGTGGCCTGGGGCACAATGGAATACGTGGACTTTATGCGGAGATGATATGGAAACTTTACTCAACCTTCTCAAAGGTATTGCTCCTGCTGTTGCTACTGCCGTTGGCGGGCCTCTCGGTGGTCTTGCGATTTCTGCTATCGCTGACAAATTTGGCGTTGCAGATTCTGTGGACGCAGTGGCAAAGGCTATCGCTGGCGATCCACAAGCCGCACAAAAACTCGCAGAACTAGACCTTCGCCAGTTCGAGCTGGAGAACGCTGACCGCGACTCGGCCCGTCACATGCAAGAGACTGCCCTCAACCAAGAAGACAAGTACGCCAAGCACTTCATCTACAACTTCGCATGGTTCTGGTCTGTCGGCTCAATGGCCTACTTCTTCGCCATCACCTTTGGCACGGTGCCATCAAGCGGCAAAGACTTTGGCAACATCATTCTGGGCTTTCTGCTTGGGACAGCCGTGGCAACCATCATCAGCTTCTTCTATGGATCAAGCAAGTCCAGCAAGGACAAAACTGATGCTTTGAAAGGTGGCTTGAAATGACCCCTCACTTCTCCCTGACTGAACTGACAGCCACTCAGCACCGCTGGTTTGACAACACACCCAACGAACAAGAGAAGGCCAATCTGCTGCGCTTGGCTGAGTTGTTGGAGCGGGTTAAGTACATGCTCGACATGCGCCCCATCATGGTGAACAGCGCATTCCGATCCAAGGCGGTGAACGATGCCGTGGGTAGCAAAGACACCAGCCAGCACCGCTTGGGCTGTGCAGCCGACTTCAAGGTGCCAGGAATGACCCCAGATGAGGTTGTGCGCGTCTTGGTGGCCTCTGGGCTACCCTATGATCAGATCATCCGCGAATTCGATTCCTGGGTGCATATCAGTGTTCCCAGCCATGCCAATCATCCACCCCGCCGCCAGGCTTTGATAATTGACAAGACTGGGACACGTCATTTCTGATCGTCCATCTGGCGCTGCTCCTCCTGCATCTCTCGCTTGAGGTAGATCACGGCGTCCAGCAATTCTTCGTACAGGTGTTGGCGCCATTGAGCTTTGGTCAGCGGGTTTTCAGATACGGTGGTGCCGTACTTGAATCTTCCAATTTGCTGGCGACTGGCAATGTCCATACAGACTGCGAGTTCGGTTCCTGATGGTGATGGTGTCATGGCTTTTTCCTTTCTGGTTTAGGGCAATTCTCTGGGGGTACAACTACGCACCAGACGGCGCTTAAGTACCGTCCATTTCCACTGGTTTTCCATCGGTCGATGTAGGCGTCTGGCATGCACTTGAGGGATCGGTTGATGCCGTCCACATCTAGGCCGGTCAAGTTAGCCAATTGATTCACGGTCAGGCCATCGTCGCACATTTGCAGCACGGTGCGCAGCGGGGTTTGGTTTGATTTCTTCACTTCTTGTCTTCTTTCGTCATGTTGCGCTTGGGTAGCGGTAACCAGCCCAAGCACCAGTTGTGGTTCCATGTTCCCGTGGTACATATGCCGCCCGTGGTGAGCAGCAATAACTTGGTGTTTTCGGGTGCTTTGGGGTCGCCAGCGTGCGGGTAGAAAAATTCCTGCCCTCCTGCCAAGTAGCGTTGCTCAGTCATTTGGTAGCCTTTGCTCGAATTTCCTGAACAACTGTTCCGTCGTAACCTAGCACTCCTGCCTCCACAAATTCCGCAATTACTTTTTCACGCTCGTCGGCACGGATGAGGGTGGCAAACTTCGCGTTGAATTGCGTGTGCCAGCCCACATGGCCGTCTTCCCAAATCTTCCCCGGCGTCTTTGACCTGACCGGAGGGGTGTAGACTTTGTTCACGTAGTCACCCGCCTGCATAGCAAGCTCTTTGTCTCGTTCGTTCATGTGTTCTTCTCCTTGAGTTTGGCCTCAATGGCTTGATACATTTTTCGCAACGTCGGTTTGGCGTATGCTTCTTCAATTTCCTCATCCGTCAAGGAAACCCAAGGTTTCCCCCACGGGCGCTTTGGTGGGGTGGTGTAGACCCGTTCGCATAGGCGCGTAGAGCAACTTGCGCCGACCTGAAAAGGATGAAATGTGGCCGTGTCCCCGTTGCACTCGTCGGCTTGCAGTCTGCAATCACACGCCACCGGCTCCTGCTCTGGCTGTGCTAGGGTTTCTTTGATGGAGGTGATGACTTCTTGCACTTTGGCGCGGTTTTCATGAGTGCCTGTGTCATCACTTGAATACACAATCATCTCAAGCTGTCCTATATACCAATCACCAGCCTCCAACGCTTCAAGCGCCAGCTTCAATGCTTCTTTCATCAGAACCCCCTGCGCTTGATGTGTGAGTGGTCAGAGCCGGGGCGCTGGTAGGCGCTGTGGTCTGGCTTGTAGACTGGATGCGACCAGATGCTGATGGTGTTCGGCAATGCTACATTTTCATCTTTCGGCGTCAATAGTTCGCCGGTTGAGCGCATGCACGCTTGACCTTTATCGCCAAGCACCGGCGGGAAGGAATGGACGAAAGCAGAGTGCGCGTTGACACGGGTTGCTTTCTTCATCAAGTTGGGGTTGCCTGCTTGCAGTTTCATTTTGTTACCTTTGGTTTTCGGCTTTCATTGAGGATTTCGTCGTAGCGATCAGATAAATCTGAGATGCAGTCTTGCAGCATATCAAGCTGCACCACGATGTGAGCCTCTTCAAAAGCTTTTGTATATGCAACTTTGCCTTCACCTCGAAAAGCACTCCAGTTGAGTTTGATGAGCGTCATATCAGCGCGTCCTCGTAGTTGTCAGGATTGAACTTTACCGGCGGCGCGTTGGCAGGCACCGGCATGGGGTGTGGTGGGAAGGGCCAGGTCATAGGAACATCAGTAACGTGGTGAAAGCTATGCTCACAACAGCACTCCATACAGCACCCGTGGTGCCCCCGATTAGGTAGCCGACAAGGGCCCAGAACACCCAGAATAAAACTGCTGCATGGTTAAGTTTCATGGTGTACTCCAAAGTTGAAAGGCCAGTTTGAAGGCGTAGTTGGCAGCGCCAAAGCATGCTCCAAAGGTGAAGCCGATGAGTCCAACGGCCACCACCAGGCTGAACACGGCGGCGAAGTAAGACGCCAGCCATTTGATTATTCGCATGAAATCTCCGGTTTGAATGGGGGCCAACCTGTCCTGGCCCGTTTTGGGATTTTCTTCAAGGCATCCGCTTTCCAGAGCGCCACCATTGAACAGTAATCAGCCTCCTGTTTTATCTCATCTTGGCGGTCTTCGTGAGACACAAATCCGTACAAGGCGAGGATGATGAAGGAGTAGCCAAAGAATTTTGAAGTCATGCTGTGATCCTAACACAAAAAAACACGTTTCAACATTTTAGTCAAAAAAAGACCACATAAAGTGATCTTTCTTCAGCCTCGCATCAAGACTTCTGGGCAATGCCTTGCTTGATGTAAAGCAAAGCCTGACCAGAGATAGTCCTGGTGTTGGCTTCAGCCGCGATCTTGAGTTCTTCCATCACGGATGCAGGCATCCTGATGTTGAGGAACAACTCTTTGACCTCTTTCTTAGGCTGTTGCTGCTTCATCTTCAAACAGTGGTTTGGTGTCCAAATCAACTTTGGATACTTCAATCTTCACGCCATTGGGCAACAGGTTGACCAAGTCGTCTTGGCTTGCGGCCTCGACGCTGAAGCGAGTGCGAGAAGCAAAACGTACAGCTTCAGCGCGGTTTGCGGCGCGAATCAGGCGCTGCTTTTGGGTTTCGTTGTCGGTGACAACATAGATACGAATTGCCATTGTCTTATCCTTTAAGAGTTGAGTGGTAGGCACTGATTTGCTGCTTTGCATCTTCAGCACCTTTTCCCACTATAACAGAATAATTAACACGTTCTAGGTACGCGATAATTTCTTTTTGGTCTGGACTCAAGACGCCACCCTTGATGCGTTTCATCTCGATCCAGAGTCGCCAGGCTGGCACAAAGAGGTCGGGGATTCCCTTGACGGTGCCTTCGACCTTGAGTGCCACAGCAGTCGCCATGCTCCTGGCCCCGCCATTGGGGATTGAGTGGATCAGGACGCCTGGGTAGGTGCGTCTAAACCACTGCACGACTAGGGCTTGTTCGTAGTGTTCTGAGGGGATCAAAATGGCGCCTCATTTTCGTATTCAGGACACTCGTTTGGCGTTGCCGCAAACGCTTCTGGTGGCTCCATAAAGAAAGCTGTACACATTCCTTTGATGTCGTAGAACTCGCAGGTATGACAGCATTTTGGTGGGCCTTGCTCAATCAATCGGTCGTAGTCTGCAACGACCTTCGGTATCGGGTGTCTCATTACCATTCTCTCCTTATTACTCGGTAAAATTTTCCGTCTTTCTTGAACTCAACCAAGCTTGGCGCCTGAGCGGTGTTCATCTCGTTTGCAATGGCATCAAGCCCTTCAATGCCGACAAGAGAAACGCCACTAGAGTTTGCCATTGTCAAAAGTAGACGCATTGCCTTATCGGCTGCGTATCCATCGTGAAGCACCGTCAAGTATTCTGTGATTGGTGCGTCACTCAGTCCTCCATAGTACGTCACGGCCAGCATTTGCTTCCCACTGGCGCGGCTTTCGTGAATTCTCCAATTCCAGTCTGTCACAACTAGGTCAGTGCCTTCCAAGCCCATAATGTCATCATGGCGCAGTGACATTCTTTTGGGTTCCGGTGGAGGGAATGCTGTACCACAAGCAGTACACACAGCAACTGATATTGCGCACAACTCACCGCAGTTGTCACACACCTTCACTGGCGCCTCTCCATCTCCTGAGCTGCCTTTCTTTGGCGGCTGCACATTGGTGATTGGGCCATGAGCCTCTACCACGCCAGCAAAGTCCAGAACCAAGCAGTGGTCGGTGTGTGACTTGGGCCGCAGTCCACGTCCGGCCATCTGCACATAGAGACTGGCGCTCATGGTGGGTCGCAACATGGCTACTAAGTCTATGTCCGGATAGTCAAAGCCGGTGGTCAGCACATTGGCATTTGTGAGCGCCAGCAGCTTGCCAGCCTTGAAGTCATCGAGCATCTGCTTGCGCTGCTTCTTTGGCGTTTCGCCGGTCACGCACTCAGCAGCAATCCCTTTGTCTCGCAAAATCTGAGCGATGTGTTGCGCATGATCAACGCCGGTGCAGAAAAACAGCCACGCCTTTCTTTCCCCGGCCAGCGAAATGACCTCATTCACAACCGCGTGATTTTGGTCGTCGGTGTCCACAGCGGCCTGCAACTCCGATTCAATGAACTCACCGCCGCGCTTGTGCACGCCAGCGGTACTTAGCTTTGATCGGGTCACCTTGCTGCGGAGCGTAGATAAATGACCCTTGAAGATCAGTTGTTCTATGGTGATGGTTTCAAGCAAGGCGTCAAACAAAGCTGGCTTGTCCGTGATCAGGCCATGCCCAAGCCTGTATGGCGTTGCCGTCAATCCAATCACTCGCAATGCTGGATTGATTTTTATCAACTCACCCAGCAGCTTTCGGTATCCACCCTCGTCTTTGTGACTGACCAAATGACACTCATCAATGATGACCAGATCAATGTGACCAATCTCAGATGAGCGTTTGCTGACCGACTGGATGCCTGCGAATGTGATTGGCTCCCCAAGTTCCTTGCGTCCAATGCTGGCGGAATAAATCCCCATCGGCGCTCCAGGCCAGTGCTGACGCATCTTCTCCGCGTTTTGCTCGATCAACTCCTTCACATGGGTCAACATGAGAATTCGAGTCTCGGGCCAATTCTGCACAGCATCCTTGCATAGCGCAGCCACTATATGGCTCTTTCCTGAGCCTGTGGGCAGTACCAAGCAGGGGTTGCCTTGGTTGCCCTCGCCAAACCACTTGTAGAGGTCATCTATGGCTTTTTGTTGGTAGTCTCTCAGCATAGTCGGCCACCAAATTCTGAACGCATTTTGTCGATGAAGTTGTGGGGCTGGCCGCAGGCATCTGGGTTTGTCAGCAATTCTTTGGATGAGTACACATCAGGGCCAGGCTCACCGTTCATCACTTCCTTCTTGCCGATGCGGTACTTGGCGACCCATTCAATTGGGCTGTCGATTTGCTGCCACGGCACCAGATCTGGATGCAGGACATGGCTTTCGCAGCCAGCGTGTTGGGCGTCCACCGGGATCACATCGTCCCATTTGGCGCAGTGCCAGGTGCTGTCAGACAATGGCGTGACATGGGCGCAAGTGCGGCAGTTGACTTGCTTGGTAGTCTTGCTGCCGTGGCAGAAATCATGCGCCGCGCAGATCTTGCATTCAAACCATGTAGGGTCGGTGCTGATGGGTGGTGGCAGGCGGTCAGTCAGCGCCAGCCGTTGGCCCTTGTCAATAGCCTTTACGGCATGGTCGCGGTCATACTCCAGCCGCTCGGTGTAAATGCGGTCGTCGTCCTTGCAGACGGCAACGTACAGGGCGCGTTTCAGGTCGGTGCCGTGCATATACACTTGCATCTGCGTGTAATGTGCAGGCTTACTCTTTGCCACGCCGTTCTTCTCAAGGTCGTTGAATGACTTCAGCGAGTGAGTCTTGAACTCCAGTACGTGTTCTGTTTTTGGCGCACCGGGTACGCCCTTACCGATACCGTCTAGGCTGCCCGATACGTGACTGCCAAAGTTCACCCGGCGCTGGGTTCCGCTTACGCTCATGCCAATAGCGCGGAGATCGCTGATGATCTGCGCTTCCTCGTTCTGACCACGCCTAAACAGGCGCAGAATGCGTCCCTTGAATTGTTCCTGCACCGCCCAACGGAACGACAACCAGAGCCAGCGCTCACAGTGATGGCCCAATGTACTGCAACCCATGTGAGCGCGGGGCTTCTCAGTCCGGGCTTCATGGGCTTGATCGATCAGGCTGGTGATGGTAATATCCGGCTCAGGGATTCTCATGGTTGGTGTTCCTGTTGGTTGTTGTTGCTATATTGACCCCGGCTTTAACACCGGGGTCTTTTTTTGGGTGGGGGTACTCGCTGCACTAATTAAACCCGCTGGTACAGAGCCCGGCCTAATCAGCATCCGCTTTCCCTCCAAAACTTACTTCTTAGCCCACGGTGGCGCAGCCTTACCAACCGCAGCCGCAGATGGCCCAACAGGCTTAAATGGCGCAACCGCAGCCGGTGTCACGCCGCCCAAAGCGCGGTAGCCTTTGATCTCGTTGCCGGCGTACTCACCAGTCTTGACCACCAGCTTGATGCCCAGGTTGCCGCCGATCAGTTGGTCGGTGTCCTGCACCTTTGCCAAGCCAATGGCCCGCATGATCTCGCCAAGCTGCTGGCGTCCGATCTCCTCCGCCTTAGTTGAAGCATTTTTAATGTTCAAGTTGCCAAAGATCACCCGGCCTTGATGGCTAGGGCCGGTAATGGTGTACTTGCAGGCAATGTACTTGCCGTCGCCTGCCTTGGTGGCCTTGATCTCAGCGCCGGTAATGCTGGCGTTGTACCAGCCCTCGGGCAAAGGGTCAAAGTTGGAAGTGGAAACGGGCAGCGAGTCAATGCTAAATTCTTCGTCGAGATAAGCCATGATTATTCCTTTGTGATCGTAAAAACAGGACGCCCAGGGGTGGACGTGATAGCACCAAGCAATGGCACGGTCACAGCTTCAGCAGCCGCTCCCCATGCCTTTGCATTGATTTCGGCTTTCCATCTGAAAAGGTTGGAAAGATGTTCTGAGATACCAGCCTCAGCGGCCAGCATTTGAAGTTTGTCGGAGTCCACTTTTTTATTAATTCGGCCCTCCATCTTGATCAAGTAGCCGTCAATCTCGTGCTTGACCGTGCCGTTAAGGTCTTTGGGGAGTCCAAAGTCCTCGGCCATCTGGTCTTCCAGTTGGCGGCGTTCAGCCACCGCAGCGGCCTCAAGTTTCTTGGCGTCAAGCCAGCGTTGGTAAAGTGTGTTCATGAGTTTTCCTGAGTTTTTTGAACGTATTTGGAAATGGATGACAACGAATAACCGGC